CCACATCAGATAAACCAAATGCAGCTTTTAACTGTATAGCTCCTTCTCTTAAAATTAATTCATCATAAAAAATACTTTGAGCTAGTTTATAATTTTTATCCTGTACAGCAACATAGAACTTTTTAGATAACTCTTCTATAACTGAAGTTGGGACACTGAACAATCTTCCTGTTTTAATAAATGTATCTACTGACCTTGTTTGGTCTGTTAAATAAGCAAAAGGTCTAGAAGGTATCCTAACATCAGTACCTAAGAAAACATCTTTTATACTAGATGTTGCAGTTCTTATTCTTCCTTTACCTTTAGTACCACCACCTCTAATATAGTTTGCAGTAGTAGTATTACCTGACATTGTTTCTGCTATGTTGTCTAAAAAGTTATCGCTAAAAACTTTCGGTTGTAAGTGAAAATCTTTAGCATTAGAACTCATCTTACCGTTAACTCTTATATCAGATATATAACCTTTTGT